ACTTCTTGGGTGGTGCCAGGCGGGATGCCGAGCAACTCGCCAACGGTGGGGGAACGCCGGAGAGGAATCATTTCCTTACGAATCATAGGAATAGTCTGCATTGGAGGCATCGGGGCATATTCTTTACTCATCATATGTTGAACATGCTGCACTTGAGGACCATCAAACTCTTCCTTGGAAATAGGAACCATTGGCATCTCCGTAGCAGGACCAAGCTGGCGGATACGCTGTCCGGTACGAGGATCAAAAAGTTCTGAAATCTGCGAAGCCATTGCACCGGCATATCGAGGATCGTTTTGACGCGGGTCGAATGACTGCGTCCCGGAAGAAGCCATACCTTCTTCAATGGATTCCCGCTGTTGACCGGGGATAATGCCTGCGGCTTGCGCGCCTGCAATGGCCTGTTGGAATTGAGGAGTACACATAAAATTAACCAGATTTCTCAACGCGGTTCTTACTGGATGACCCGCCTGTGACAAAGTCCTTAAAGGGCTTTAAGCCAGGACCGCCGGAGTAATAGCCAGCGTTTTGGGCAGCTCCCAGCATCCCGGTGGTGTTGGCGAACAGGTTAGCCACAGGATTGAAAGCCTGCTGCTGTTCCATGATGCTGGCGGATCGGAGTGCATTCGTTGCGGCCAACTCCGGGTCGCTGGTCATATTGACCTGTTGGATAAGATTGTTGCGCTGGTCTTCAACCGCCTGTCGGGCTTTAATGCCCTCCGTGGCAGCAGCTTCGGCAACGGTCTGCCTTGCCATAGCGTTGTCGCGCATCAGAACGCCGCCCTGGCGAGCGTTCTCGCTGGACTGGTCTAGGCCGGTTCGGGCAAGGGAGTATGCCAACTGGTCGCTGACCTGCTTGTACTGGTCGTTGACCTGGGGGGTGGCAAAGTTGGAATAAGCCTGTCCGCGTCCCTTAAAGAATCCGTCGTCAAACCTTTCAAACTTCTGGTTGATGTTATTAACACCCTGCTTGATGCGGGCTTGGCGCGCCAACTCGTCTGCTCGCGCTTGAGCAGCACCACCGTCGCCTCCTCCTCCTCCGAAACACATGTTATCGGGGATTCCCTCCAATGTTCAGATCCAGCTTCATAATGGAGTAGATTGTGTACTGGCGGACGGCTTTGTCCAGCAATACAGATAGAACGTCTCTCCGGCCTTGCCGTAGTTAGATACTTCACACTCCTTTGACGCCCCCAGCAGCTCCAGCCATCGGTGGGCAACGTCGTGCGTAGCGATGCTCCGGCACTCCAGGCGATGCCACCCAATCTCGTCCAAGTAGGGGAAAAATACCTTCCTGGCGAAGCGGTGGGTGGATAGGGATATCTCGTCGAACCTGTCGGTTGCGAACATCCAAATTGACATGACGCCGTTCCACATAGGCATAGCGCCACAGCACACGATTGGTTCTCCATCGTCTGCGTGTAGGACAAAGCCTCCACCCCCGATTCGTAGGATGCTGTTGCCGAATTCCCACGGATCGTCTGTCCATTGGGTGGCGTACACCTCCGCCCGGTCCTTCGCTCTCATGTTGTGAACCACATGCTGCACCCCTTCGGGATACAGTTCAGTCACTTTCATTGAAGTCGATGTGGGCGATTAGGTTAGCCAGTCGAGCGTAGCCGGCGGAATCACAGGTCAGACGTACGCCTACATGCGTTCCCATCCCGGTAGCCTGGATACGACCAAGGGTAAAGGTGGGCTGGCTGACCGTGGCGACTAGGTCGCGGGCATTGGGTGAGATAGGATCCATACCAATTTCGACAGCCCACTCACCTTCACAGGTCATGTCGATACCGGCCAGGGTCTTCATGTGCGCCGGTTTACCACCGTCAAGGTAGGGGAGGATAACCTCAACCCTGTATGATCCGTAGTTTAAGCCTGTAAGGCCGCCATAGGCATAGATGATATTGCCTTCCTTGGCGTAGACAATGCCGTCCTTGGTCGTGAAATCCGTGAACGTATAGCCTGGGCTGTAGGTAGACCAGGCAGCGACTTGGCTGCTGGGGAAGTAGGTGTAGACGTAGATCTTATTCCCAACGGCCAACCAGTACCGCCCATCAATAGGTTCGATGACGGCAGGGCATGCGGCCTTCTGGGCGTCCGTCATTTGAGACAGTTCGGCAAGTACCAGGCTGTCGATGGGCGTACCAACGTCATTGACGACGGCGGCATTGGAGCTGTCTCGCGCGCGCAGGGAGCGGACGCCGGAGTCGGATAGGTAAAAGATATCAATATCACCAACAGACACCACGCTCCCTGGGCCGAAAGCGCCGGTGTTTAGGAGGACTTGGCCTTGGCGGTTGTTGGCCGGGTCTGGGTCGATGCTCCAGATTTGAACGGATCGCCGAGAGAATGCGGCCAGGTTGCCTTGATAAAGGTCGATGCCTGTAAGAATTTCAGCCCCACCGGAGCTATTGGACATGTTAATAAACCCTGCACCAACACCAGACTCGCCCCATTTCCTTGGAGAGTTTACACCAGAGAAGAACATCGTGGACGCGCTTCCAACGTGGGCTTTAGTCTTACACGTTAAGCAGCACGAAGGATGAGATCCAGTAACGCGAGTCGCACCCCATGAAGTGGGGTTGGAGGAGTCTAACGGATTGGTGGCAATCAGCTTTACCTGTTTACCAATAGGGAAGTCTCCATACTCGTTGCCCCCCGGAGGTACGATGCCTGGGCAAGGACCAGAAACCCAAATAGTACCACCATTTGGTCCAACGCGCCAATGCCATCCTCCGTATTCTGGGGTGCAAGCTCCTCCTCCTCCTGTTCCGGTAGTCATTATAGTATTACCGCTCCAATGGTGTATCTTACAATCTTGGGGACGCCGGCTACAAAGTCCGTGCCATTCTTGATGCTTTCAACTCCAGTAGCCGCTACATCCCCTTCGGTGATGATTTCAATCTGCCGACCATTTTGCGCGCCGCCGGTCTGGATGGTAGTAATCTTCACTTTGCTATCAATTAGGGACGCGGTGTAGTCTGGAGTGGAAGTGAATGAGTTAATCTTGGATACGATGTTTGCCATCGTTGCGGAGTTGGAAGCACTCCACTTGACCTTTGAACCCATGATGTCTACTCCGTCTACCAGAACCTTTGCTACGGCATTAGTCACGCCGCCTGCCATGATACAGAACGTAGCCTTAAACCTCCCAGCAACATAGCCTGGCCCGATGGTCGCAACGTCGATAAGTTCTGCGATCCCAGGAACGCCTGTAGGATCTGCATCAAATTCAATCTCAACTTTAAGTCCATTGTTTGCCGTATGGTCATCGGGGTAGGTGCCAGTCGTGTTTGGAATGCCGAGAGAAATCACTCCTGTGTCGGAAGTATAGCGCCTATCGACGACAGAGTATATAGATCCGCCTACCGGGGTGTTAGAGAACCCGGTGCGATTCATTGGCATACTTTTAAGGTGAAAGTCGATATTATAAGCCAATCCAACTCCCATGCCTGTGCCGGCGCCAACGACAGGTTCGGTGTCCCACTTGAATCCAGTCCAGCCTCCAGGCTCATCGATGCCCTCAAACTCATCGAAATAAATGTTCATAATATTCGGAGTCACGCCAATTGCGTAGAGGTTCTTTGTTCCGCCGGCCTGGGTGCCTGGAGAACCTACGGAGATTGCGAATCCACCAGTCGCTGCCTTCGCCAACACAGGGTCAACGAATTGCTGCGTCACCGTTGTTTCAACTCTGATAAGAGGGTCTGTAACGAAAGATGGGGTGTAGTCGATGCCGCTGGGTGCGGTAACATCAATAAAGGCTTCAAAAGGATTCAAGGCACCGACAGTAGCTCCCCACCCAGTAGTCGATGCACCAAAGGTTTCACCACGGATCTGCCAGGCGATTGTTTCCGCAAAACGCTTCCAAGGGTGGGATTGAACGGCCATCCATTCCTTTGTTTCTCCAATGTAGAAATCAGAAATAAATTTACCATCTAGGAATGGAATCTCTTCTCCGTTATTCCATTTTGCGATTACAAATGTCTTACCGCCGTAAAGAGTGCTACTCACAATACCATCCATTTCCGGGTAAACAAAAAGACCTTCATCGTCAAACGCTTCGTGATCCTTGAAGATATACAGCGGATGCTTCAAGTACATCACATGTACTCCGTTCGTACCCAATGGGGCTTCGCTAACGGTAACACCATCACCGGATTTAGACTCCGTAAAGGTATAGACCTTTTCAGAGGTAGACTGCAATCCGTACAATGGAAACTGGAACGGTTCGGCGTCCAGGCTTACATTAAGTGCATCAAATGATTTACGCTTTTCAATCTCACCGCCTCTTGAAATGTGCGCGTTGCTTAACGTCTGGAGCGTACCAGATTTAGACGTGAGTGGGTGTCGCCGCGTGTCGAGGCCGGCTGAAAAGTTCTCGACGACAATATATGCCATAAATTAAACTCGGTTGCTGGGAGTGATCCGCGCGCCGTTCAAGAAGCTGCCTTGGTTGGATGGGAATCCTCCGCCGAGAGTGAAGACATCATTCTTGATGCCGCTTCCCTTTAGCTTGGTGAACAGTTCGTTGGCCGCACTCATCTTGCCCTGGGCGTCTTGGGACTTCGCGCGAGACAGCAGTTCGGCAGCAGCAAACAGGACAATCAGATTGTCGTCCAGCAAGGCTACGTCCGAATCATTGACCATCTTCGGCAGCTTCTTGATCGCCTTGTACCGGACAACGCATTCGTTACTAGAGGGAGTCGGCCAGACTTCAAACTGGTTACCCTCGTAGTGACGCCAATGAGTAACAGGGTCTTGCTTGTCGCCTTCCGTGTGATCGCTGGAGTTATACTGGGCAATGCCGATGCCATACACTAGCGGACGCCAGGACGATGAATACTTAACACTAGCCTCGTTGATTCGACCGAAGTCTATCTCTGGGTCGAATCCGTAGTAACGCGATCCGTTTACCATTTGCTCGTCCCGCTCGATGAACGCGAACGGCCAGTCGAACTTTTCCCACAGCCAAGATTGGGTGCGATTAAGGATGTGCTTCAACGCCGGCAGGGAGTTAACCCCCATCGACACGTTGGTGGATGCACCGATCTCTGCCCGCAGGGCATCGACCAGCGCGGAGAGCTGGGTGCCACGAGCCATCGGTTACTTCTTCTTGGAGGTTTCTTCCGGCACTTCGACACCAACCTCTGCGAGGGTGGTGGGGAGCTTGGATGTGACGCCTGGGAAGAACTTGGCGATCACGGATTCCGTGTAGTTCTTCTCCAGTCGGGCGCGCTCGGTAGCCTGGTCGTCAGACGATACGCGGGATTTCTTGATGTTGACTACCGCATCATGGCCGTGGATGGCTTTGAGGACGGCAATTTCGGGAGCCGAGACTTCCTTGAGAACTGTGTTCTCAAGAGAGCCGGCGAGTCGGATTTCTACGTTGGCGTGTTCCATCCCTTTATCGTGCCACGGCTTGATCCTGTTGCAAGCAAAAGGGGGTGGCTTCCGTTAAGAAACCACCCCCTGGGTGAGTCTATCGACTACCGATTAGGCGACTTCGTAGACAGCGCAGCCGGTGAACTGCTTACCAACCAGGCCACCGGTCCAGGTCATGGCGCGGTACAGAACGTACTGGTCATGCGGGCGGGCGGGGTTGTGCTGCTTCTTGTCTTCGCCGTCCATCACCATGAGGCTGATGTTCGACGTGTCGATGAAGTAGGCACGATTGGTGAAGCCGAGATCGTCCAGGGTCGGGTCGTACACGAAGGTACCGATACCACGCATGGTGATGCCAGCGAGGCCGATGTCCGTGTCAGACTTGGCGAAACCTTCCGTGGTGAACGTACCCTTGCTGGTGATTTCGAGGTCAAGCTTCTCAAGGAAGCCGGAACCGCAAAGAACCAGGGAGGGCTTGCCACCGAAGCGGGTCAGCTGACGAACTTCCTTGCGGAGGAACTCGCTGATCTTCTGGGATCCGGAGACGTAGGTGATCGCAGCGCCGCCGACAGCGGCGCGGTTGCGCCACTTGGCGTTGGTCGCACGATCAATGCCGCCGACGGTGCCGGTGGCAGGACTGTCCGTGATCAACGACGTGAGGCCGGGGACAACCTTGGCGTCCTGGGTGCCATCCTTCCAAAGCATCTCATTGAAGGAGCGGGACCAACCTTCGGTCATGTCCTTGAGCTTTTCGTCAAGCAAGCCGGTGAGGACCGTGAGGTCACGCTCGGAGTGCTTGGACGTGGAGGCGCCATTGGAGGAATCGACGACGGAAAGACCGTCGTGCTTCAGCTCGGTGAGCGTCAGCGAGATACCAGCATGGATTTCCTTCCAGGGATAGGCAGCGCGCTTCGTGTTAGCCGGGTTGGCGTACGAGACGGTGTCGTTGTGGGTGAAGCCAGCAATAGCGGTCGTGTAGTCAAACGTGACCGGGATGCTGATGTTACCCTTACCGCCGGGGAAAGTCTTCTGCTTGCCGGTGAGGGCTTTGAGCAGGGGCTTTTCCTGGATGTTTTGGGCGAAGGCCGGACCCTTGACGTAGTAGTCGAGGGCCGACGCGGTGATGTTAGCGAGTTCAGCGTTAGTGAATGCCATAGGTTTTGTGCGTTAGCGGGTTTGCATTGCACCCATACGAACCGCCTCTAGGAGGCTGCGCGGCTGGGCCGTTGCGTGGGCGGACGACGTGGAGCTTGATACATTGGTGACAGGCCGACGCTGGGGTGCGAATCGGGAAAGCCGCTCCTTGATAGTGGAGTGGGCGCGCTCAACGAGCGCAAGAGCCTCCTCCGGAGTACTCGGCTTTTCCGCCTGCAACATCAGTTTGACCTGGTCGATGACCATCTCCTGTTTGGCGGACCAATCGGGATCCTTGACCCTCATCTGCTGTTCCCAGTTAACCACCGCAGAATGGATGTTGCCGCGAGACTGTTGGTCGCGCTGCTGCATCGCATTCACCTGTTGCTGCTGATAAAGACCTTGCTGTGCTTTGAGCATAGCAAGTTCCCTGGCGCTTTCCTCATCGACGTAGCCCTCTTCAACCTTTTTCTGGATGTCGGGGGGTAACGTCGCACCGACGAAAGCATCGAGCCGCGACTTGTATTCGCTGATCCTCTTGTGGGCTTCGACCGGATTGGTCTTCATTAGGGCCATTATCTGGAACCCCTCTGCGACTTCTTCGGTTGATAGACCATTCGACGACATGAAGGTAGTGACCTTTCGGAATTCATCCGATTCGGCGCGGTATGCATCACGCTCCGTGATCATCTCCTTCCAGCGAGGGTGGTTATGGAACGGCAGTTTCTTGTCTGCTTCCGGCGTGGACTTCTCCTTCGCTGTGTCGTCCAGACTAGGCGTAGGGTTTCCAGTACCTTCAGCGGATTTACCGTTGGTTTCCGAGTTAGACGAATCCTCGTCAGCCGGTCCTTGCGCCGCGCGTTTTACGGCGTCGAGCAGGGATTTAGGCTTCTTATTAGCGTCTTGGTCGCCCGACTCCGACGAGGAAGCCTGGCTGTTTTCTTTAGCGTCGCTCGACTCCGGTGCAGTTTCCTGTTCCGGAGTAGAAATGGGTTCTTGCACAGGAACATTGTCCTGCGTTTCGATGGCGTCGGTTGGCTCGTTTGGGTCGGGCATGAGATTACTATAGGGTATGATTTATCGGAAATCAACCATTCGGATACTGGACGCCGTTGGAACGGATATCGCTAGGCGAAGCGGGAGCGGTCGGACCGTCTGCACCGGGTGCGCCGGGAGCAGGTCCGACGTTGGTCGCGCCGGCGCCACCTTGGAGGTTCGGGTCGGCAGCAGGGTCGCCGGCTGGTGCGAGTTGCTTCTGGGCGTTCATTGCGACGATAGAAGGCAGGGCTGCACGGATAGCGTCCGTGATGTCCATGCCATCGTCCATACGCTTGAGTGCTTCCTTCGCCATGAATTCGGGATTCATGCCAGGGATCTGGAGGAGGATGGGAGCGATGCGTTCAAAGTTCTGCATCTGGATCGCCTTGTTTGGGCGACCGTTGGAGCCGGCTTCGACTTCCAGCATCAGCTCGGATGCAATCTCATTGATGGCAAGCTGCGGCCAAACGGCGCCAGGACCGGCAATCTTCATCACCGTTTGCTGGTCCATCTGCTCCAGCAGCACCTGTCCGGTGGTACGCGCCATCTCGCCTAGGAAGTCCTCAAGGTCGTCCACATTGGACGACAGGCTGGACATACGGCTGCCCTCGGCGACGGATACTTCCGTGGCTGTCGAGGCGGACGTACCGCCCAGGTTAGCCTCCTGGCTGCCAACCACGCGCATCATGTCATCCAGTAGCATGGACGTGTCGTACAGGCTAGGGTCGATGGGGTTGTGTTGGACCGGCTGGAGGATTGAGTTGACGGCCTGTCCAGGAGACAGGTTCTGAAGTTTGATGACAGCGTTGGCCGGGTGGGACTGGAGGTTGGTGATGTCCTTCTCGGACAATGCACCTTCGTAGGTCGCGTACAGGGGGCGGTTGGCGAAGCGATGCTCACGCAAAGCCTGTCGCGCGCGGTTGTATTCGCGCTGGACCGGCATCAACAGGCGGACATCGGACGGAGGGATGACATCCTTTTCGGATTCAACCTCATTGAAGATCAGCGGGAAGAAAGGCCAGAATCGTTCCAGTTCAAGGTGTGGAGGTTCCGGTTCCTTGAGGAAGTCGTGGTAGCCGTCGCACACGACGTACAGCATGCCGTCTTTCTTGGAGTAGATTTCCCAAACGATAGCCCTTTCGCAATCTTCGTCGCTCTCGTTCTTGTCTTCGTAGGCCGTGTATTCCTTACCAAGGTCGATCTTGTAGATTTCCTTCACGTCCTCGACATCGAGGATAAACTCCTGGGCAATCCAGTCAGCGCCGACGAAGCCAGACATCTGGCGGCACTTGGGATCTACGATGACCGTGTGGGACATCGGGAAGTCAAAGACAACGCCTTCCTTGATGATGACGTCTTGCTTTTCTTGGATGCTCTTGAGGAGCAAGCGGAGCTGCTCCATCTTGGCATGGTCTTCAGAGAACTTCTCGTCGATGCGGTCAGCGGTCAGACGCTCCAGGGTAGACAACTGCTCGGTGATGTCGGTGATACGTTCCACGTCTTCCGGACGCTTCTCCATGACACGGTGGTAGCCAATCTTGACGTAGCCGATTCCGTTCACGCATGTGCGTCGGACGAGCTGTTTCATCTGACCTTTAAAGCTGGGCTGCTGTTCCTGGAGCTGGTGGTGAGCGACAATCTCCATCGTCTTCGCTACACGGTCGAGCATGCGGCGACGCTCGAAACCCTGCTGGGCGTCCTGGATCGTCTGCATCATCGTTGGGTCGGGTGGCTGTCCAGTAGCAGCAGAATTCTGCATAGCCGTCTGGACGGCCTGGAATGCAGACATGTCGCCTTCCCAAGTGGCAAAGTCCAGAGTCTCGCGTCGCTTGGCGACGAACTTGGGATTCTTGGCGTACAGGGCGGAGACTCTCTGGCCGACGTGACGCTGGACAATGTTAGCGACGTATCGGTCATCGTTGTCGTTGGACGACCATTGCTTGCCCATGTAGAAGTCCGTGTCTTCCTTCATGCGGTCGAAGGACTTCTTCCAATGCTTCTTGGCGTTCTCGACCTTCTTGATGAGGGTCTTGACGAGTGAGGCGCGTGAAGGACCAGGCTTCTCGGTGTCGCGCTTGATGCCGGTCTGCATCGGTTCTACCGGCTGCATCGGATCTACAGGCATCGCCTCGCTCTCGTATTCGTTTTCCATTTGATGTATTTATGTTCAGAAGCCGCCCATCTGCAAGAGATTGCGTCGCGCCTCGTCCCACTTGCCGGATAGCTTGACCCATGCAAGGGTGCCGCTCTTGGGGATATCTGATGGCTTTTCGTAGGTTCTGGCAGCACTTACCATGCTACTTAACAGCAGGCCGACCAGACCCATAGCGTCAACAAAGTCGTCGTGTCGTGCGGAAGGGAACTTGAGCATCTCGGTTTCCGCTTCTGCCCACCAGGGGGCAAACTTGGGGAAGAATACCTTGCCCATTGCCATGCGTCCACGGATCGCCTGCGCGCGGGTTTGCTTGTCCTTCACAGGGGTAATCTCCTCCACGACTGTCCAGATGCCACGCTCCTGCTGGACCTTCCGGAGGAACGGACCGATGGACTGGGAGATATGCCCACGCTCCGCACCCCACTTGGCAGGCTTGTGCCGGGACATTAAGTCGATCATGCCGTCGATGACCTGGTCCGTAGACGCTCGGCGCCACCACACGTCCGGCAGAATCCACACGTTGTCTTCCTCGTCTAGGCCAAAAGGCATCAGTACGGTCTTGTCAGCGGTCTGTGCGGTAGACACGGCGTGGTCGGATACGCAGTAGTATCGGAGGTTCTTGGGCAGTTCGTGAGGGTAGGGCTTCAACCAGTCGCGGCGGAAGAAGTCGCCGTCGTCCGGTGTAGGCTTGCCTTGGTACAAGGCCGAGAAGCCTTTGGCGTTCAGACGGCGAATCTCGTTAAGGAAGTCCAATCCGTAGCGTTCCGGCCATAGGGCTTGACCGACTGGTCGGTCCATAGGGTCGTTCTC